AGAGGGAGAATCGTCCCGTCACCTCGCACTGATTCGACCATTCCTCCCAGTAGTCGAGCGCGCCGGCAATCCATTCGCGGTCTTCGGTCTTTGGCTGAATCTTGAGACCATCGCCGACCGAGTAGACGGCCATGTCGAAGACCATTTCGCGGGCGAACCCGCTGTTTTTCATCAGATACCGGCTGCCCTTGATGAGTTCGTTGCGTACCAGTGGCGTCGCCTCCTTGCGGTGGTCTTGCGGAGCTGCGGCGGGCAGGCGCTGGCGAACGGGCGATGGGTTGACGCTCTCATACGGCGACCATCCGAAGGCTAAAGCGGCGGACTTGGTGATTTTTTGCAGCAGGTTCATGTTAGAAATTACCGGCAGTTGACTGACAGGTGCGGCGGGTCTTGCCGTAGGTGATCGGGTCGAGCTTGCGGAGAGCGTGCTGGCAGGCCGCGATGATCTCTTTCGTGTCATCGAGGCGCTTGTAAGTGATCTGCGATCCCGACTCTTGGAAGCTGATCATCAGCTTCTTGAGTGTCTTTTTGTTCTCTTCGAGGATCTCAACCACTTCTTCAGTGGAAAATCCTGTCGTCATGTCGAGGGCCGCCATGCCCTCTGACAAGTTGTCAATCTTCGGCGGCTTCCTGCTCGGTCTCGCGGCCAAGGATTTTGAGCATGAAGGCAAATACCGTCGCCATCGCCTCACAGTCGAGAAGGTGGTTCGGTCGTTTCTGGATCCGCGACCATTGCCACTTGTCGCCGTCCTTGATCCGCATCTCGGATTCCATCTGGCTCAGGTACGCGATCTTCTTTTCGTCGTTGTCGACCTCGGCGAGAGCCTCGACCGGCACCTCCCATGTCGGGCCTCGGCTTGGATCTTGATTGCGGCGGATCCGCGAGAGGGCGTCTTTGATGTTGAGGTTCGACCAGTAGAACATCTGGGCGACTTTGCCTGCCGAGCAGTTGATCGAGCGCTTCGGAGAATAGAATCGGTCGAGTGACTTGACCCGGACGCCGACGCCGAGGCGTTGCTTGAGTCGGTGCGTCCATGTGGCCTTCCTGTCACCCATCAAGGCGACCCAGCCATGCTCGGCGCATCGCTGATAGACCTCGTAGGAGTTGAAACCAGCATCAATGCCGACGAGGGATGATGAAACGCGGTACTTTTCCTGCTGTTCGAGCAACTCTTCCCAGGTGTGGGCCGTACCCCAATCGATCCGGCGGCTGGATCCATCGGGGCTCCATTGGGTTATGAGGTACCAAAAGTGATCCATCTGGACATCGACGGTCATCACGCGCAGCCGAACCGGCGGGTCGTCGTCCTCATCCGGCACCCGGATCTTGCCACCGATGATCGCGCCTTCCTTTTCCCACGCTAAATCGCCGCGTGCGTAGGTGCTGTCGGTGATCTTGATCGAGAAATCCTCGGTGTATTCGGTGAACGGAAGAGCGAGACGCTTCTGCCAGAAGATTTTGAGTTGCTCCATGTCGCCAGTGCGTGCCGACGCTTTTGCCCGAAGGTAAATCTCGGCGAGGTTGCCCCATGATCCAGCGCAGAGGCCATTCCAATGGAAGCCGACATTCGATTTCGCCGCTCCGGGGTTCTGGGAGACATAACGCGCGCCGTTCATAGGGTTGTTGAGCTCACGCCGTGATCGGTCGGTATCGGGAAATCGGGTGCCACACTCGCAGAACATTTCGGTGGTCTCGCGCACGCGCTCGTAGTCCCACGCGCCATCTTCGAGGCGGCAATCCTTCGACCATTCGATGTTTTCCCATTTCCATGGCTGCGTTGTCTTGCAGCTCGGGCATCGCCAGCACCATTCACGCTGGTCGGTCGATCGAAATTTCCGATCGGTGTCGTCGTCCACCTCGCCGGCCTGCGACACGAAGAACCTTTTTCCCAGCCACCCGAAGGCGGTGACCCGCGCCTCGGCCTCGGCCATGTGACCCGATGGCCAGCGCCAGGTCTCATCGCCGATCAACCAGCGGATCGATCTCCTTTGAAGGTTGGTCTTGGAGTGAGCACCGAGCACCCAGCCAGTCATGCCGTTGAGAAATGCGACAGAGTTGCGCTTGAGCTTGTGCCTTTCGGTCCCTTGCTGGCGCGGGAGGATTTCGCGGATCGGCGCGCATTGCTTCCAGAGCACCTGCAGACGGTTTTCCATCTGATCTTTTGCGTCGGAGTCTGTCTGGTCGAGCCAGAGCATCGGTCCGGGCGCGTTCGCCGCGATCCAGCAGGATCCAAGCTCGGCGGTCATGGTTTTGCCCGCCTGAATCGCCGCGATGATCGAAACCAGCGACACCGACGGATCTGCCAGTGCCTCCAATGGTTCGCGGATCCATGGAGAGTTGCCCGATTGGAACCCACCGGGTACCGGCGAGTACGGAATCGACTCGATGTGATCCTCGCACCACTGCCACGGCGGGCGGCGATCGGTGATCACATGCCCAGAGCGCAGGATCTCATCGAGCAGGTCAGTCGTCGGATTTCTTTCGTCCTCTGGTTTCAAGTTTTGGGATCTTCTTTTGATCGCCAGAGTTCATGATCGCGATGTACTCATCGACCACTCGGGCATTTTCTTTGCGGATGTCGACCGCATCTCTGCCGACCAGCAGCGGCGGCAATTCGTTTTCGAACTTGTTCCGAAGCAGGGCGTTTGCCTGTCCGATGTGATAGAGCCACCGCTCACGCACCGCGTCGATCGGGACAAATTGCCCCTTGCGAACCAGCACCTTGAGCTCGCGATCCTCGACCTCGGCGAAGAGTTTCCGCAGGCGAAGTTCGGCCTCGTCGGGTGTTTCGGATTGCCCTTTGGCCGCGAGCCCCTCGGCCTTGATGAAGGCCACCCACTTGAGGACATCATGGGTTCCGTTCGACCGCGGCTTCGGCGATCCCGGCTTCTTCTTCCAAACATCGACGGTCTGGCGAGCAACTCCCAAAACCTCGGCGAGCTCGACCCAGCTTTTCGCGGTCTTTTTGATCTCGGTGACATCCTCGATCGGCTTGTCGGCTTTGGCTTTGTAGTCCTCGATCTGCGACCAGTCATCGCGTGAAAGCGTCTTGCCCTCCTTGAGCTTTTTGAGGATGTTGGCCACATTCGCTTTGCGGATGCGGCTGTACTGTTCAGAGTTGATGTCCATGGCTTGTCAACTGACCGAGGTGTAAGGTCGAAAAGAGTTTTCTCACGTTTTTTCAATGTAGGTCCGCAAAGCCGCGCCCTCAGACCCCTCTCCAAGGAGACTCCTTACCCCCACCCCCATGCCTGTATCTTGTGTGGTCTGGGTCATTTGAGTGAGTCGATTGCTTCGGTGAACTCGGTGAGTTGTCGGCTGACCTCGGAGGCCATAGTGAGGTCGCCGGCATTGGCAATCGCCTTGAGGATCCGCGTGTGGAATTTGATGGCTGGCATCATATCTCGGTGCAGGGCGTAGAGGTTGTGGGGCGGCGCCCACTCGAACCATCCATCCTCCCCGAGCTTGCGCTCGAAGGCCATGAGTCGAGCCACATGAGCGCCTGCGGTATCGATGCCACCACCTACCGGCTTAAGCATGTCGTCGTCGGTAGCGACGCGGCCGAGGAGGATCGACTTGCGGAGCTTGTCCCGGCTGAGCTTGTTCTTGATGGCGGTGTTGAGCCACATGTCCTGATCGTGCGATGGTAGGGCTGCGACTGCCTTATGGTGCTCGAACTTCAGCACGGCCTTGCGGTTGGCCAATCCTACCTTGCGGGCGACCGTGGCGATGTTCTGGAGGGTTGAGACCTCCAGTCCGGTGATCTCGCTCCAGCGGGTGTACTGCTCTCCTCCGGGTAAAGTGGAAAGGAAGTTGATCGCGTCGCCGATCACCCAGTTGGCTGAGTTGCGGATGCGGACTGCCTTGAGCATGATGTCCTCGATCTCGGAGTCGGTCGGTGGTGTTTCCCCGAACATGATGCCGACCTCGGTGACGACGGCGGATTCCGACTCAAATCCCGGCAATGTCGGGTTGGCGGCTAGGGTTTCTGTGACGATTTCCATTTTCATATCTTAGATTTTTGGAGGCTTTTCTTTCGGGCCGTGCTGTAAGCCTTGCGGGCATCTTCGGACTTCATGGCACGGCTGGCATGGATGCCGAGCATGTCGGCGAGCTCGATGCAGCGTTTGCTTACCGCTGCCCTGGTCAATCCGTGGCGGCGGGCGATGTCGGTCATGGAATCGCCGGAGTAGGCGACGCCGGTGACGAGCATGTAGCATTCGATGGTGAGTGACGGGTTGCGTTGGCGGGCGAGCTCATGGAGGAACTTTCGGATGACCTCCATGGTGTACTCGGTCGAGGACTCGGCGTAAGCGTTGGCGACTTCGATGTCGCCGAGGGCGGGGTCCCAAGTTGATGCGGTTGAGCTCTCCGCCGCGTCGCGTGAGAGGCCGACGCCATTTGATGAGCGGGCGAGGTCGGGTTTGTCGATCCCCATGCTGGCGACCTTCCTTCGCTCTTCGGGCGAGAGGCTGGCGATCCATGCTTGGTACTCTTTGGCGTACCGAGCATCCTCGCGATCTTGGCGCATGGTGTAGGGATCTTCGTCGCTCATGGCGGATTTGTTGTCATTTGATGCTTTGGGAGGATTAGTGCAAAAGGTTTCATCCTAGGATTGCATTTTCTTCTTTTTGATAGGATCGAAGAACTCGGCGAGTTCCTCCCGGCTGATGGTTGGCCTCGATGTGACTGGCATCGGGATCGTGTTCGGTGGCGGGCGTGATGCCTCTTGGCGCTTCCGCCATTCCGATGCGTAGTTCCAAACATCGCCGACTGTTTCCAAGAACTTTGTCCGGGTGCGTGGCTGCCATGCTGGGCGGCCTTCGGGGATCTTGGCGTGCATGTAATCCTTTAAGGTTTGCCATTGGGCTGAATTGAGCGCGGAAAGGGTGCGTGACGCCGCCGCGAGGAGTTTTTGCTCCGTGTATCCCAGAGGAAGCCCCCAGCCGCTCTTGAGCGATTGTACGCGCTTTTCGAGATCGAGCATCGATTGAGCGTTTTCGGTGGGCATGTTCTCGGCATAAAAATCCTCCGCGCTCTCGCTCATCTCCCCTTGGGGGGTAGGGGGGAGAGATTCTATTTCCTTTCTATTCTCCTTCTCCTTCCTTTCTATGGGTTTTTCGTTG